TGAAAGAGTCGTTAAACAATTCTTTAGTCTTCTCTGCATAGTATTCATTCTTCTTACGATTAAGCTCTTGCGCTGCATCAATATCTTTATTAGCATTAGAATTTTTTGCAGACTTATTATCAACCCCTTCACTAACCCTTGACTCAAGTGGTTTTAGGTAAGTTTCTTTTAAGTCATTAAAATACTTCTTTGCTTTTGCAAGTTCTCTTTTTTTAGATAGCTTCTTTGATTTAATATCAGATATTTCATCTAGATCTTCATCAAAAGAAAATTTATCTTCCAATATAAAAGAAACATCATCATCCTCTAGGTCTGGTTCCATTTCTTTATAATAATCAAACAAAAGTTTTTCTGGATCAGCTTTACTATAATCAGTATTGATTTTAATAAAATCATCCAAACCTCTTCCAGTGTCTTTCTTAAACTTTAAAAAAGCAGATACATCTTCTGGAAGTTCTTCTGTTTGTTCTTGTTCTACAACTAGGTCGTCAATCGAATTGATTTCCTTGTTGTATCTATTTTTAATAAACGAAAGAACGTCTTCCTCATTTAACTCTGAGGATTGAGTTTGTGTTTCTGTTTCCTGCTGTACATCTTCTTGGATTTCCTCGGTGGCGGCACTCTCAGTGCTTGATTCCACTTTTGTCTCTCCAGTACTTGCAACTTCAGTGCTTTCTTCATTATCTTGAGTTTCTTGTTTGTGCTTTTCAAGCAACTCATTTTCAACTTCTTGAACAGACTTTTCTCCATTGCTGTCTACAGCTCTTACTTTAATTTCCATTTGATTTAAATTTTTACAAAGTTATACAAAATTTTTAACACTTTTTCAAGCTATTATCTAGGCTCAAACTCTGATAAGTCAAACCCATCTAAAGTGTCTTCATTAGACTCAAAGTTTTGCGGTGGCATTCCATATTGTCTTTGCTGAATTAATTTAGATTGTTGTGTATTTTGTTGGCTAATTCTTTCAGACTTAGCGTCTTCCCTAGCTTGCTCTCTCATATTCAAGTTCTTTTCATCCACGCCTCTTATAGCCATATTGTATTGGAACTCTTGTTGCATTAATTGAGCTTTAAGCTGAGCTTCGTTTTTCATTTTTTCAATTTCAAATGCTACTTCTGCCTGCTTTTCTTGCATCTTCATTTGACCTTCTAGCTGAATTCTTTGCATAGCAGCTTCTGAAGCCATTTGCTGAGTTTGCATATTACCTTGAATTTGCATTTGCTGCTTAACCATTTCCCTTCTTTCGTCAGCTTGTTGTTTCTTTTGTCTTTTAATTTTAAGAAGCTGATTGGCCATTTTAAGATTATGGACCTCTCTAATATCGATAGCGTCTTCTAAGCTGATATCATTTTTAGATAGCGCCATTTGTATATTGGCTTCAAGCTGAGCTTTTTCTTCTTCATCTGGAGCTACTTGTATAAATATACCGAAGTCATATAAATAAAGCTCCTTCATTGTGTCTAAAAGAGCTACATTATATTTACCGATTTGCATAGCAAACTCTTCTGCAAAATCAGCATACTCTAGTATGTCTGAAACTCTACAAGATAAAGCCTCTGCCAAGGTTCTGGTTAAATATAAGCTTGCGTCTAAAACGTGTCTTGTTGCTGTATTTGAATTTGCAGCAGCTAGTTTTTGTACACCAACCAATGCATCTGGAGAAGGTGTTGATCCGTCTCTTGCTTCATTAATACCTGTTACATCCCGAAGCATATTCAGGTAATGGTTGTAGTTGTTTATAAGTGCTGACATTTTTTGTGATCCTGTGTTGCCAACTAAAGGCTGAATAGGAACTCTGGCGTTGTTAAAGTCTCCATCTTGAGTATAGCTTCTACCCACTACACTACCGGTTTGGAAATAAAGCCTAAGTGCATCTTCTGGATTGTATGATTGACCAGTTCCTAAGTCAACTTCATTAAGTCCATCAGCGTCTAAATACACACCATCTGGAACCATTCTTGAAGTTACTTGCTGCATTTTTAAATGCGTGATTTGAATCTGATCTGCAAAAGGAATCATTCTTCTAACTAAAGATTCTACGTTTCCTTTGTAAAGTCTTGGAGATACAGCAATATAATTTGGTACAGCATGTTGAGTAGCTGATTTTGGTCTAACCATATTCTCAGACATTTCCCATTTAAGAATAATATTAGTTCCCATAACCATAATCCCTTCATACCAAACATCAATATTCTTTTCTATACGCTCAAAGTTTCCTTCTTGCATCACCTCTTCTGGTGGGTTAAACTGATCGTCTTTCTCTATAATTCTAGAACCGCCATTTTCTAGTATCTTCTTCTTATATACAAACTTATTAGTTGTCTTGTAATTAAAGTAAAGAAGTGTAGCGGTATCCTTATTAAACATACTATCTTCATAAAAAGAAGCTGTATTAAAATACTGATACCAGTTTTGACTGTATTTGCTTATTTCTTCTAATTGATCGTTAGTTATTGTTGGATCTATTTTTACAAGCTCTGTGATTGGAACTGTTTTTATTTCACCCCAATAGAAACAATCTTTGTAGTGAGGATCCTCAGTATAACTGTGTACAACATTTATTGGATCCACATAATTAATACGCACTCCATCACCCAATAAAAATTCATGCTTAACCATAGCTGTACCTAAAACAGCTAAATCATAGTCACATCGCTTTCTAACATCTTGATAGTGGTTCTCGTCAAATAATGTATTTATTGCTTCTTCTTCAGCTATCTCCATAGCTGGTTTATAATTAAGCTGCATATAAAGGTTCAATTCATCAGCAGAGTTAGGCAGCTCTTCCGGATCTCCAGCAAAGGGATCAACCTGGAAGTTTTCAGATATTTGCAAAAGCAATTCTTTAGCGACCATTTGTCCTTCTATTTGCTCTTGGAACTCATTTCTTTGTTCCGCAGAAAGCGCATCTTGAGCGTAAGCTTTTACATTAAAAAGCCTGTCAGACATTCCGTTAACTATGATGTCTACAAACTTTGGTATAATTGGTACTGGTGTCCAATCTAAGTTTAGATAAGACAAATCTCCATCTATTGCTAATTCGTTTTTATATTTTTGAACTGATTGCTCGCCTCTAGCGTATAATCTAAGTCGCCAGTAGTCTTCATATCTAGAATAAAATCTACAGTTTCCACCATCTTTTCTGAACCACTCATATTGTATGGCTTGACCTATCTGAAGCCCATATTCCATAGTTTTTTTCTCGGAGTCAGAAGCAAACTGTGTTGGAAAGTAGTTTTCTGATATGTTTATTTTAACATCTTTCATTTATTATGTTATTATTTGACTTATAGAACCTCTATTGTTGTATCTTGCAAAGTTAATCTTTATTTTTGACTCTTTTTTCTGGGGTGTATATAAATGCTTTTGACATGCCATTATAGCTAGACCAGAGCTAATTGATGCATCAAACTTAGTTCGGTTGTTTATGTCAAACCTAGCCCAATCATTTAGTGTTTTTGTAAAATACATAGAACCCATTTCATCTGCATCCCTGTGATTATTATCTAAATCCAAACCTACATGCTTTTCTATATAAGACTCAATAGCAGCTGCGTGAGCCTGCTTTACATCTTGAGAAGTATTAGGTATGCCACCCAACTCTTTTTCAGTTGTAGAAAGCTTATTAAACACCTTATCTGGCCTATTCATACTAAAAGGTCTGTACCCTCTATTCTTTAAATGATATAAAAGTCTAGGCTTGTTGTTTTCCACAAGTATAGGCATTCCATAAAATACACATGCCATTAGTACATCTTCAAAAAATATCTCCGCTGTTTGAGGTCTGGCTATATATTCTAAAAAGAATTCATTACTTGGAGCATCATCCATATTAAACTTTGTAAGTCCATGCAAAGCACCATTTGATCCTATACCGCCTACAGTTCCAGAGATATCATAACTATCGCAACCAAAAGCTCCGATATGTTCATTTCCAGGATACTTTCTGCCATTCTTAATATAATAATTGTTTTGCAGGTTAACATTAGGTATCCAAGACACTATAAATCTACCTCTATCGTTTGGAGTCCAAACCACTTTAGAATCTTTTATTCCGTCTTTCCAACTGAAAGAACCTCTAGTTAATACATGAGATTTTATAAGTGAATCGTTATAATCTATTTGTTGATATATCTTGGTTAGGTTGAATAAAGATTGTTTTGACTCGTCTCTAAATGCGTGAGACTCAGTTCTAGGAAACTGTCTATAAAATTCATTAAGTGCATCTGGATCGTTTTTTAAAGAATCAACTTCAGCTTCCCAATAGTCAATAGCTCCCTGATCAATCATTTCTCCGTCTACTCCAATTATTGGTTTTTCTGGAGTTCTAAGCACCGGGTTTCCATAGATATCTATAAAACCTTCCATATTAAATTCCATAGGAATAAACAAAGCGTATAACCCACTTTTAGTTTGACCGTTTGCACTTCTTTTATTTACGTTAGAATCATTGTATAATTTTTTAAAAGACTCACCGCCTTTGTCTAAAGCATTGGATGTAGATCCCATCATACATTTGCCGATTATCTTTCTACCTAATCTAAGACAAGTCTTGGTAATCCTCCAGTTATTTTGTATATTGTTTGGCTTAAGCCATTTCCCTGATTCGTCATGAACAAGGAGTTGCAGCTTTTCGCCATCGTATGAGTTGTCGTCTGTATTCTTCCAATCTATACTTGTATCAAGTCCATCTAACTCATCATTATGAACTTCATACATATTTTTCTTAGTAATTTTACTCGCTGGTATTCTGAATGCCAATTCTGTTTTTGGCTTGTCCATACCGTCTTGAATAGGCTTAAAGAAAAAAGGATAATTGTTAAGAATAGGTACGACTTTATCAGTAAACATTTTTTTAGCATCGCTACCTGTTTTTGAGAGTATTCCTACCCTCGCATTTTTAGTTATCGTTCCGATATTATCGCACTCTTCAGATGCCATATATGAAAATCCGGAACGTCTGATCTTCAAATAATTCATTCCAAAGCTGCGGTTATCGGCTTTACACGCTTCCCAAAAAAGATAAAGTATTCTGTTAGCCTCTCTAAAATCTGGATATCCAATATCTATCTTTGTCCATTGACAATACATATAATGTGAGCCTGTCATGTATGTAGGCTTTCCATTATTATTGAACCAATACCCCTGCTCTCTTTTATCGAACTCTGATTCTATGTAGTCAATCCATTGATTTTTAAATGAAGAAGGCATTTCGTTCCACTGAAATATTGTCTTGATTTTCTCTAGTGGTTTTGGTAGTTCCTTTCTTTCCCAATATTGTTTTTCTTTTTTACTGTCTCTTTTGTAAGCGTCACCTTCATGATAAGGAAGTGCAACATAAAGACCTTGTATTTTGTATACGTCTCCTATCTTACCTGTCTTGGATATAACAACCATATCATACTTTTCGTCATATCCATATTTCCAGCTTTTTGCATGATTTCTCCTGCGTAAAGTCGGTTTTGATACGTGATCGTATGATATCTCATACAGTTTATTTTGATCTTCTTTCTGCAAATCCCTGAAGGCTTTTTGTTTTATCGTTAGAATTATTTTCTTCTAATATGTTTTTTTCTGTTTCAATTCTAGCCAATATTTCAAACGCATCGAATATCGCTAGTTTCTTAGTTGCTGCGGCATTTTTCAATCTGTCTGCAGCTAGTTCATCATCTGGATCAGGTTTTATTATTTTCTCTTCTGCAACTTTTATTAGTTGTTTTACAGCCTTATAACCTGCATCAATGATATTTATTCTTATTTCTTTCGAGTCCATTAGAATTTTATGCAAATGTTTTTACTTCTTACTCTGTAAAGCTTTTGGTCTTCTATAACAAACTCATATTCTGAGTCTGGTGTAAATCCAACCTCATCACCTACGTTTAAATTATATTTGCTTAATTTAGGATCAATGTACTTTATGACTCCAGTTAAATCTTCCTCTGAGTTCATCTTTGTATAAATAGACTCTTTAGCTTTTACTGGTTCTATAAAACAAAACGATCCATTTACCTTCCAATCTTTATTAGACTTGTACAAGTAAAATTGATTATCTTCTATAAAAAACAAATCGTCTTTTAAAAAAGACCTTCCGCTTTTTTCTCTACCTTTCATGTCGTAGTAATACTTAAACACGTTATGGTGCACCACTAAAACATTACCAGGCTTAACATCACCCTTATAATCTATAGGTGTTGAAACAACTTCTGCGAATCTATTAGACACTGTGTAGTCCTCAACAGATACACTTGTTATAAATTCAGTTCCGTTTATTTCTTTTACAGAGTCATACCTTCTGCCATTGAGAGGTTTGACTATAAAGTAAAATGGAGATTTCATTAAAAATTTATATTATATTCTATTATTATTGGCATTTGACTGTTAAATTCTTTCCATAGCAAAATTTCCCCAACCTTACTTTCTATCCATATTTTTACAGAGTTAGATTTCAAGTCTTGTTTAATCAAATGAATAAAGTAGTTTCCTCCTAAAACTTCTTGATTTACTATATAATGCATGGCACTGTTTTTATAATCAGCACCAACTGATATTTTTCTTATGTCCATTAGATTTTAATTTTTAATATTCTTAACCTTTTCAAATCCTCTAGATCCAAAGTATGCCACATAAATAGTTACTAATAATGTTTTTAGTAGCTCTACCCATGCACCATCTATGTCAAAAGCGATATCAAGCGAGTCAAGAATTATATATAAAGTTGTAATAACCGTTAAATAAATTAACGTTAAAGGTCTTGTGTTTTTTGAAAGCCAAGAATCTGAGTTCATATCAGCTTGCCATCTTTGAGATACGCTTTCCATTTCAAGCATATCTAATTCTAAAAGCTTCAATGCAGTCTCTTTGTCTTGTGGTGTTAGTTTAGTATCACCTTTTATTAGGTTTTTGACAACACCCAAAATACCTTTATCCGGCAATACATCACCTATGGTATCTACTACGCCAGATTTACCAATTAGGAACTTTCCTACTTTGGTGTCTTTAAACTTTTTCTTTGGCTTTGTACTCATATTAAATTTTTATATTCATCGAATGCATTGAAACTAGGACACGCTTTATCTGAAAAGTCTCTGTGACCATAAGTTATGCATTCTGGAAATGTTTTGTGTAATATTCTAAGAAGCTCTAAAAGTGTTGCTTTCTGAGCATTTGTTCTGGTGTCCTTCTGGTGCATATTCGCATCACATCCGCCAATATAACAAATACCTATACTAGATTTATTTTCGCCTCTTGTGTGAGCTCCAGACTTTTCAATTGGTCTTCCAAGATGTATTCTACCCTCTAAGTCTACGACATAATGGTATCCCACGTCTGACCAGCCATTTTCTTCGACATGCCATTTTCTAATAGTGTCAATAGATATATCCTGTCCTTCTCTTGTAGCTGAACAATGGATAATAAATTTGTCAATTTTTCTCATTATTTAATTGATTTACTAGCTTTTGAATTTCTTCATTGCTAAAATTTAATTTAAAAGATAAATCAGCAGACCGAATATACCTTCTTACATTATTTTTGTATATTATAACACAAGGTACT